CCTATCGAGAAGACGATTACCGGATGTGATTTTTCTACAACTGATACAAGCGCTACAGTCACTATAACGTTTCCTTCTCCTCATGGAATGAGTGAAGATGATATTGTTTACTTAGATACGGTGACAACTCTTACGGGCTCTAGCTTTGCAACTTCAGATTTTGAAGATAAAAAATTTATGGCGACTTCGGTTCCCACGGCAACAACCATTACCGTGACCATGGACACGGCTGAAACAACAGGAACCACAACCAATGTGGGAAGTGCACGAGCTCAAACTTATTACAGTGTCGGACCCGCTCAACAATTAGGGGGCTATGGTTTTGGAACGGGTCAATGGTCGGGAACTTCTTCGGGTCCAGCAACGACAACTCTAGCAACCACTTTAGGTGATACCACTACAACCGATGTAGTTTTAACAAGCTCGGCTGCTTTTCCTACTTCAGGAGAAATTAGAATTGGGACAGAGGATATTGGTTATACGGCCAATGATACCGCAACCAATACTCTAAGTGGTGGGCCAAGAGGAGCGAATGGAACCACGAAAGCAACTCACACGGCGGGTGCAACCGTAACCAATATTTCAGATTATGTTGCCTGGGGAGAAGCTTCTTCAGCTGACTTTACAATTGCGCCGGGTCTATGGGTTTTAGATAACTATGGAACTAAACTCATTGCTTTAATTTATAATGCTCAATGTTTTGAATGGGATTCATCAGTATCTAATCCTACGGGAACAAGAGCTACCATTATTAGTGGAGCACCTACTGCTTCCAGACACATGCTCGTATCACCCGTTGATCGTCACTTAATTTTCTTGGGAACTGAAACTACGATTGGTGATTCTACGACTCAAGACGATATGTTTATCAGATGGTCGGATCAGGAAAGTACTAGCGACTATACGCCTTCAGCAACCAATACCGCGGGCACGCAAAGACTGGCCCAGGGTTCTAAAATTATGGGATCGATTCGAGGTCGGGATACCATATATATTTGGACAGACTCAGCCATTTTCATAATGCGTTTTGTTGGCCAACCGTTTACCTTTTCTTTTGAACACGTAGGAACGAACTGCGGACTCATTGGCAAGAATGCCTGCATGGAAGTGGATGGAACCGCTTTCTGGATGTCGGAAAATGGTTTCTTTTCATATACGGGTCAACTTCAATCGATGCCGTGCTTGGTAGAAGACCATGTTTTTGAGGGCTTGAACTCGACACCAAGAGATCTTATTAACGCCGGACTCAATAATCTTTTTGGAGAAGTGAGCTGGTACTATTGTAGTTCAGGTTCGAATGTGGTGGATCGGGTAGTCACTTATAATTATTTAGAGTCCGTGATGCTGAAAAAACCGATATGGTATAGTGGAACCTTAGCCAGAGTCTCATGGTCGGATTCTTCTATTTTTGATAAGCCTCATGCCTGCTATTATAGCAACTCAGATGATGCTTCCTATGATGTCGTGGGCAATACCGATGGAATCACCATCTATTATGAACATGAAACAGGAACCGATCAGGTAGATGCAGGAGGAGTGATCACTGCGATCGCAGCTAGCGTTCTTTCAGGAGACTTTGATATTACCCAGAAGAGATCATCCCAAGGACAATTTTTAGGGGTAGCGGATACGCGAGGCGATGGAGAATACATCATGAAGATCAGAAGATTCTTACCCGATTTTATTTCACAGACCGGAGACACCAAGATTACTTTATTTTTAAGAGATTATCCGAACAGTAGTTCTGCCAGTTCTCCATTAGGACCCTTTACAATCACGGGTGCCACTGATAAAGTTGACACGCGCGCAAGGGCGCGAGCGATTGCATTGCAAATAGAGAATACCGGTTCTAAAGACGGGGCTTATCAGGCCCAGAACTGGAAGCTGGGAACATTTAGACTAGACATACAACCCGATGGGAGAAGATAATGGCATACACTGGAATAGATAAAGAGATTTACGATTCAGGAGTTCATTTTAGACCTCTACAAGAATATACACAGCAACAATGGACCCCTCCCGCAATCATGGGACAAAATACAAATGCAGGAATTGTTAACACACAAGCAGCTGGATCTTACATGGGCTATCCTAGTTATGAAGCATGGTTATTGGCACAAGGTGGCGGCGGAGGCGGTGGTGGAAATGATCCTGTAGATAATATAAATAGAGGAGGCGTTAATCAAAATTTAGGCCCAACCAATATAACCGACTATGAATCCGAAGCTTACGGTGTAGGTCCTACATTCAAAGGAACCATAGCTAGGCTACAAGACGCATATTCTAAACTTCCTACCCCCGGTAATCTTCTAATGAAAGGAATTCGTCACTGGAAAGGAAAAAGAGACACTAGAATAGCAGAAGAAAAAGTAGCAGCGGATAAAGCAGCTAGTCAATTAAATACTCAAGGCCCAGCTGGTGAACCTACATATGGCGGACCTGTAACATATGATTATGATCCTAAACAAGACACGGGACAAAGACCAGATAAACCTGGTGGCTTTACAGATCCAGGCAAAGGAAGTTATGGCCCACATAAAGCAGAAGGCGGAAGGATTGGTTACAATAGAGGACGAGTCGTTAATCCTGGTGGCTATTCAGGAATGTCTATGTTTCAAGCGTGGCTACAAGATCAATATGGTATAGGCATGGGAGATATAAAAACTTGGGATCACTATGCAGGCCTATCACGTGAATGGAACAGATTAGGAGGCAGCAAAGCTCAAGGCGGACTGATCGGTTATTTTGATGGCGGCATCGCGAGACTTTTATAATGGCTAAAAAAATTCCACTACCTAAAGTTAAAACTAAAATGGGTTTTTTAGATAAACTCTTTTCAGGGATAGGAGGTCTTTCTGCTTTAATTAAGCATCCAAATTTACGTAGAAGTATACAAGGAACTACTCCGTCGGGGCAAAGAGCTGCGGCTGCAATGCTTCGTAAGTATGGCAAATTTGGAAGAATGGGCATGGGTCTTCTTAATCCTTGGACCGCTGTTCCGTATGCATTATTAGCTGGAGCACAATATGGTGTCGGCAAAGCTTTTGATCCTTATCGAGATGAAACAGGAAAGATAGGAACTGAAGGACACGCGAGATTAGCAATGGCAGCCAGGGCGCGAGAACAAGGGCTAAGAAAAGAAGATATGGACCTGGAACCTTTCTTAAGAGCACAACAAGAACTCGAACTTAACCGTCCAACATACCAACAGCTAAGAGAAAGTTTTTTAGCAAGACAAAATCAAAGTGAAGGAGGCATCGCAAGGTTATTATAATGGCAAAAATTGTACAAGCATTAACAAGAGCGAGTAAAGAATACGATCCCGTAATGTTGTCATCCTTAGTTCGGGATCTCGACAGCATTCTTAATAAACTTAACACTTCTTTTCAACAAGAACTCCGACAAGAGGTAGACGCTCAGTCGTTCTTTATTGAATAATGGCAGTAATCAATCAGTATAAAATGTATGGAGTCACGAGTACGGCGGCAGAAGGCCCGATTAAATTCTTCGGCACAACAACTATCAGTGGAGTCGCTACTCAAAACCCTTTAGTTTCAGAAACTTATATTGTTAAATCTTTACACGTTACGAATAAGTCAGCATCTAATACACCCACGATTACCATAACGAACAATGCGTTTCAGGTGATTAACACTCAGACGCTAGCCACAGCAGCCAGCGTAGAAATTTTAACGAACCCGATGGTGGTCGAAGGCAATACGGTTTTATCCTATACCACAGTAGGAACCGTTAGCGATGGGATAGACATTACGATTAGTTATTTAAATATTAAAAAAGAGGTTACCGTATAGTGAAAGTTCTTAAAGCTACAAAAGTGACGACAACGATCAGTAATTTAAAAACAGGGGAGAAATATAAGACCGAAGACGAGTGGAAAGCGAAGGGAGTAGAGGAAAAAGACATCCGAAGAGACGTCCATGTCCTGATGCCAGCGCTTGATTTATTAAGTAAAACAAAGTAGGTTCAAAATTTAGGCGAAATTATGACAAATTCACAGAGACAACATGGTATTGGATCCTTGGCACCCAACGAGAAGATCGTAGGTAAGCCGGGAGGTCTGGTTGAACCAGGTGTTAAGCAATATGGCTTTTTTAAAAAAGCATTTAAAAAGATTAAAAAAGGGGCCAAGAAAGTATTCAAAAGTCCCCTAGGAAAAGCAGCTTT